ATCAGCGATCTGTGAAAATTGGTGAGACTAAGATGATAGAACACGCACGCTGGCAAGTAGCTAGTTACAAAGTCATACACTGGACCAAAGATGACGCTGCTTTTTGGGGCTCTTACAATATTTCTAGAAAGCTTTTAGAAAAGTACAATGTCGTACCTATAGCGCGCTATATTATGCAGAAAAAAAGTGGTGACAACAATGTTGAGCAAGAGTTTGAAGTGGTCAGCAAGTTTATCTATGGTTACTTTAACCAGGAAGGTCAGCTCTACAAAATCTATCAGCCCAAAAACCGTGAGCGCAAATTTATCAAACTTTGTAATCACACCCAGGGCTATGACCAGTTGGAGGACAAACCTTATTTGGTAATTGCATCCTCTTTGAAAGACTGTCTTGCTATCAAAAGTATGAATCTAAACTGTGATGTTATTGCTCCTGACAGCGAAAACACCATGTTTAGCGATGACTTAATGACAGAATTTAAGCAGGTTTATTTGGCTATTGTCACTGTTTTTGATAGTGACCAGGCAGGTATTCAAGCGATGAAGAACTACAAAGAACGCCACGGCCTACCATTTATCTATATACCATTGGAAAAAGACATTGCTGAAGTGGTAAGAATACATGGTGTGCAGAAAGCGATGGCAGAATTTGTACCTCGCCTGGACATTGCAGTAAGCAAATATCTTGAAGAAGACCCTGATCACTTTGGTTTATTATAGAGTTTTAACTACTTTTGTAGAGCTTCATTAATCCCAAAACTCTATGAACCATTGGATTTATTCTCCTACAGGCAAAGCTGTTCTGCAATTAGAAGATCTGCCTAACCACAATGAAATTGTAGGTTTTGTCTACAAAATCACTAATCTAAAAACTGACAAGTTTTACATTGGTAAAAAAAGTCTTCACTCCTCAAGGAAGACAAGACTATCAAAAAGAGAAAAGACAACTACAGGTACCAGAAAAATCTTTAAAAAGGTTGTCAAAGAGTCTGATTGGCTTACATATCATGGTTCTTCAGCTGACCTGAAACATGATGTAGCAAGACTGGGACCTGAGAATTTTAAACGAGAGATCCTTGAGCTCTGCTGCACTAAAAAATACCTGACCTTTTGTGAGTTGTCCTGGCAGATCAAGCACGACGTGCTGAAATCAAACAGCTACAATGGTAACATTCTGGGCAGGTATTATGGCAGAGACATGGAAAACTGCAAATGTTAACACATGGCAAGAATTAAAAATTACCTGGACAGTCCTCTTATAGATAGAGTGGTAGAAGAAATCAAGCGTGACATTGAACAACATGATGAGACAGCTCTGTGTGAGTTACTCAGCTTTGTTCCTGTCAAAAACCTGATTCAATACCTTCCTGAAGAAGAATGGACAAAGTTTAATCAAGAAACAAAAAAGTAAATGGCAACACCCAAGTTTATAGCACCCGACATCTCTTTTTCAGATCGCATGCAAAAAGAGGAAGAGTTTTTCTCCAGACCATTTTTATTGTCATATTCAGGACTTAACAGACTTCTGTACAGTCCTGCACTTTTCTACAATCACTATGTGCTGGGTCAGCGCGATGATGTAGAAGACCGCAACATGGTTGAAGGTAAACTCATTCACTGTTTGCTGCTTAATCCAGAAAACTTTGACAAAGAGTTTGTGCTAAGCGCACAAGACATTCCTTCTGACAATCCACGTCAGCTTTTGCAGACGTTATTTAATCATTACAAAGAACTCAAACAACATAATCCTGAAGACACGCGCGAAGAACTGCATGAATTTTCAGGTGCGATTATTGACATTCTTTCAGACATGAACCTGTACCAGTCGCTGAAGACTGACACACAGCGTCTGGACAAGATTATTACTGAAAAGCATGTGTCTTACTGGGACTATCTCAAGCAATCACAGAATCGCACCATTGTAGATCATGATACATACAATTTTGCAAAAAGTGTAGTGCAAAAAATTAAAGACACTCCTGCTGTTATTGATGTCATGGGTTTCTTTGAAGATCCACTGCGTGGAGTAATTAAGCAAAATGAGGTAGAACTGGTCAAGTTTTCTGATAATTATCCTTTTGGTATTAGAGGCTTTATTGACAACCTGGTAATTGATCCTTCTACAAAAACCATCAAAGTCAATGACCTTAAAAAGTCAAGCAAAGACATCTCTTCTTTCAAGGACTCTATTGAGTACTATCGCTACTATCTGCAGGCTGCCATTTATCACCGGCTGGTAGAACATGTTTATCTCAGTCGTCCTGAGTACAAAGACTTCAAGATTGTCTTTCGCTTTGTGGTAGTAGATCCTTATATGCAGATAGCACCTATTCGCGTGTCTGATGAAAAAATGCAAGAGTGGCTTAACATCTTGGACGAAAAACTTGCACAAGCAGTGCATCACTTTGAAACAAGAGACTTTGAGTTACCCTATGAATTTTTGATCAACACTGAAGTAGTACTATGATATCTGAAATCTATAAGAAGTACTTTCAAAAGTCCTTCACGTTCTTATACCCCTTGTTGGGGTTCAAAAGAACAAAGCACCCGCGGCCAGTGCAGACTTATATCTGCTGGCAAGGTACTGGCTTTACTGCAGATAAGCGCAAGTTGATCTGCGTTTTTAAAAAACAAGACACAGAAGAATGGAAAACTTTTGAGGCCAATTATTTGGTTACTCACAAAATGCTAGAACAGATTGTTCCTATTGACGATAGCACTGTAGTGTATGTCTTTGATTTGCAAAGCTTTGCTGCTGACTATGATAATTTTATCAATGGTAAATACTCTTTGCTTTCTGCTCAAGTGAAAAAGCTTCTGACAGATTACTATGGAACACACACTCCTGAGTGGGTCTACATAGAATCGTTTTTGTTTCCTGCCAAATACTTCAAGCAATATGCAGACATCCTGAACATGGAAGAACGTGTACTCAGGGAAGTGGGTGAGCTCTGCGACCTGCTTGACATTACAAAAGAAACCTGCACTGTTCAGGTACCCACTGACATTGAACAGCTTTACTAACTTTTAAAATTTAATCAAAAAAACCAATGAGTGTATTAACCACTAACAACATGCTTGTATACAGCACTGACTGGTACGGGCGTAAGTCTTTTCGCATGCTTCCAATGCATGAGGAATGTCCTTTTAATGAAGTAATCTTTGACCCCAACACTGGCGTGCTGGCAGTCATAAGTCGCGATCAGAAGGAGAAGCCTCACATGCTGCCCAAGCTTAATGACAAAGGTATGCCTATTCCTTTAAAAGCTGGCAGTGATGCGACACAGCCGCGCTTTATTGAAGAGCGCCGCATGATGGAAACCTACTATGAGTACTACCTGGACAACCAGGAAGACATTGAGCGGTTTGTAGAGCTTTTTGCCTTTAACCCAGGCCATCCATCACTTGCAGTAATTAAACAGAGTAAGCAAGACGAAGAACCTAAACAACAAGGCTAATGCAACCACAGCGAAAGTTCTGGGTAATGGACTATGAGACCATTGTCAACTGCTTTGTTGCTGTGTTTAGTGCTTATGACTCCGAAGAGCAGCATGTTTTTGTTGTCAATCGCGATAAAAACGACATGCCTGCTTTTTTGGAGTTTCTTAAGCAAAATCAAGCAAGCAAAGACTGGCATTTTGGTTACAACAATCTGTCCTTTGATGCTCAGATTACTGAGTACATTATGCAGAACGCCGGCTACTTTACTGGCAGGTCTGCAGAAGAAATTACCACAACAATTTATCAGTACGCCCAACATGTCATCGGCAAGACTGATCGCAAGGAGTTTCTTGACTATCCAGAATATAAGCTGAGCATACCTTGTGTAGACATCTTCAAACTCAATCACTGGGACAGTAATGCCAAGCGTACTTCTCTGAAATGGGTTCAGTTCTCAATGGACTGGAACAACGTTGAAGAGATGCCGCATCATCACTATGAACCCGTAAGAGATGATGACACTTTGCAAAAAGTAGTGTCGTATTGTATCAATGACGTGGCGTCCACCAAGCAGATCTTTTTGCTTAAAAACGCTAAAGGTGAGCAAATTATGGCTTCGCAGATCAATCTGCGTGCTGAACTTAGTGCCACCTATAACCTTACCCTGTACAGTGCCTCAGAGCCCAGAATTAGCAAGGAGATGTTCTTGCACTTCTTAAGTGAAAAGCTGAGCAGAGATAAGCGCGACATTAGAAACATGCGCACAGAACGCTCCCATGTTACTGTGAGAGACATCATACTTCCCTATGTGCGCTTTTCTACCCCAGAGTTTACCAGTGTTCACAACTGGTTTAAATCTCTGGTGGTAGATACAGCGATCCTAGATGAAACAGAAGAGTCTCAAAAAAGCAAAGGTCCCAAGCACCGTGTGATCTTTAAAGAGGTTCCCACAGACTATGGTCTGGGAGGACTACACGGTTGTGCGGCCTCTGGCATCTACACTGCAGCCAAAGGTAAAAAGATCCTCTCAGCAGACGTGACGTCGTTTTATCCTAACCTGGCTATCAAGAATCGCTGGGCTCCTGCACACATCCCTAAGGATGATTTCTGTGAGCTGTATGAGTGGTTTTTTGAAGAGCGCAAAAAGTACCCTAAGTCTTCTCCTCTGAACTATCTGTTCAAGATTATCCTGAACTCTACCTATGGTTTGAGCAAGAACAAGTATTCGTTCCTGTATGACCCTGAGTTTACTTTCAGGATTACAATCAACGGCCAGTTGCTGCTTACCATGCTCTATGAGATGATTGCCACACGCATTCCAGGAGCACAGCCATTGATGCAGAACACAGACGGTTTGGAGTTTCTTATTGATGAGCAATACGAAGAATTGTTTTACCAGATTTGCAAAGAATGGGAAGCAATGACACAGCTGCAGCTGGAAACAGTAGAGTATCAGAAGATGATCATTGGTGATGTCAATAACTACATTGCCATAGATACTTCTGGCAAGACCAAGTGCAAAGGACGTTTTGAATTTGAAGAGCTCCCACTGCACAAAAACAAGTCTATGTTGATTATTCCTAAGGCCTGGTATGCCTACTTTGTACATGGCATTGATCCTGCTGAGTTTTTACAAGCCAACCGCAACATCTATGATTACTGCGCTGGTGCCAAGCTCAGAGGTGACTGGTACTTTATGAAACACAGTATTGAAAACACATCCTTTACCAAAGAAAAACTGCAGAAACTAGTTCGTTACTACATATCCAACCAAGGATGTAAGATCATTAAGTGCAACCCTGATGGCAGGGAAATACAACTTGAAAGTGGTAGATCTCTTCAGACCATTTTCAACAGACATGAAAACAAGCCCTGGTCTGAGTACAACGTCAATGAACAGTTTTATTTGGACAAGATCTATGAAGAGATCAAGAAGATAGAAAAGTCTTCTCCTGTATTACCACGTAAAGAACAACACATTCAACTAACATTTTTTTAAGATGAAAAGAACCATAAACGGCATGATGGCTTACTCCAAGATGATTGGTTCACCATTGCCAGCAAAAACAGCTACATACACACCGATTGCTCACACAGCAGTAATCAACCGTGTGAGAAGTGAAATCACATCAGCAGGCTATATTATCACTGGTGAAGAGTACCGCGCCACCAACGACGGTCAAATAGCCATTGGCACATTTCGCATGAACTACAAAACTGACCCAGACATAGAACTAAGCGCAAGCTTTTTGAACTCTTACAACAAACAGTACGCGTTTCGCTTTAGCCTGGGCGGTCTTGTAAAGATTTGCAACAACGGCATGATGCTGTCCAATAACAAGTTTGGCAGCTACAAGCGTGTGCACACAGGTGCCGCAGGAATGCTGGCAGAAGGTAAGATCTCAGAGTTTATCAACGACTCTGATGTTTACTGGAGCACGCTTGTTCAGCACAAAGACCAACTTAAAGAAGTGCTTCTGTCAAGCACCGCGCAACATGACATATTAGGTGAGCTGTTTTTCAGAAAGAAACTTCTGAACACTATGCAGCTCAACACCATTCGTGCAGAAATGGTCAATCCCAGCTTTGACTACAAGGTTGACAACGACTCTGCTTGGGCCTTGTATAATCACATTACCATTGCGCTGAAAGACTCACATCCTTCAGACTGGATGAATCATCAGGTTATGGTTCATGAGCTTTTTGAAAAAATGCTTGGCTTAGGTGAGGACGACGATTTATCTACTGAAACTGAAACTGAAGCAGAAGTGCTTTATGAAGAAGAGAAAGAATCAGAAGTAGTAGAAGATATGTCAACGTTTCCTTTTTAATCTGTAATACAAAAAGAAAAGAGAGAGGCATTGTCCTCTCTCTATCTTTTTTAACCACCAATTACTATGCAAACCCCTGACATTATTGAAGATGCTTTTCGCAAACTTCACAAAAAGAAGACGCGTATTAGTAAGTTTTACATTCTAAAACGCTACCTGCGTCTCAAATACAGGCTGGAAATTTCCAAAAACTGTTTGTTTAACCGCATAAAAACTTATTCTAAAACAACATGATAACAACACCCATCAACCTTATTGGTATTTCTGGCAAGATTGGTTCTGGCAAAGACACTGTTGGAAAAATTATACAACTGCTTACACACAAGCACCATTATTCTGACGGTCTTGTGTTGCATTTTCTTAAAAACACTCCAGCTAGTATTGATCTGAGTCACTGGGCTATTAAAAAGTTTGCAGGAAAACTTAAAGAAGTAGCTTCAGCTTTGACAGGCATTCCTATGTACAGATTTGAAGACCAGGAGTTCAAAAAACAAACGCTACCTGCAATGTGGGACTATCCTGTTGAAGTAGCTCCTGGACAAATTCACATGGCACCTATGACCGTGCGTGAACTCTTACAAAAGTTGGGCACTGAAGCCATGCGTAATGGATTGCACTCTGACACATGGGTAAATGCGCTTATGTCTGAGTTTATTCCCTATTCAGAAAGAGGTAGTGAGTATGAAGAAATGGCCTCCAAATGGATTATTACTGACACACGCTTTCCTAATGAAGCACAAGCTATCAGGAAGCGAGGCGGCGTAGTGATACGCATCAACCGCGACATGGACAATGGAACTCATCCCAGTGAGACAGCGCTTGATGATTATAGTTTTGACTATATCATTGACAACAATGGTACTATGGAAGATCTAATCAGCAGTGTCAGATACGTGTGTCGTGTTCTAAATCTTATTGACCTTCAAACCAATCCTGCATGAGCACAGAAAGATATCTTATCATCAACAATGAAAATGCGGATATAGAGTACATCATAGAAAGCAATGATGACTGTCACGTGCTTAGAAGGTCCAACTCAAAAACATGGTCTGAAGACGTTCACTACTCAAAGATTTTGTCTATCACAGACACCGGTGAAGGTTTTAAAATTGACTGGGAAGAAAAACCTGCAAGAGTAATGGACTATAGTGCAGCTGCAGAACTCACACTGCTGCTTAATTTTCTTGAAAAGAAAGACAAAAACCCTTTGGAGTATCAGATGGTGAATGTCATTAACCTGCGCCAATTGCTGTAAAACGAAAAGCCCCCTGAATAAGGGGGCCTTTCTGAACAGAAGAAAGAAATAACCAACTACCTCTGGTAGTATATCTTTATGCTTCATTGACAGACAAGCTGCCATTAGAAGCAAGGTGTATTTTTCTGATATTCTCAGGAATACTGTTGTATAAAGGACGTCTGACTTGTGAGAGTCTTGCTTTGTCTATACGCACTACAGATACCTTGTTTCCTTGGTTTCCACCTAGCACATGATACGCGCTAGTATCCTCACCAATATAAATGCCAACATGCCCGCCGCCTTTGCGAGTAAACGTCAAAACATCTGCAAGCATTGCATTTTGAGGATCTACTTGCACACCAAAACTATTCCAGGCAAGTGCTCTGAGAGGTATAGAGGGAACTGGCCTTCCAGCTCTGTGCATTACGACTGCCATAAATAAACCACACCAAGCAACTTCATCACTGGTGTACATGCTTTGAAGACCTGTTTCTTTAGCCCAACCCATTATTACAGGATTGTGCTTAGGTCCTACAATTTCTTCAGTACCATATAGCTCTACGGCTTTAAGTAAGTGTCTTGGTGCAGGTTCTTGACTAAGCCATGAAAGATTTTTAGGAAGTTTCATAGATTATTTTTTTAAGGAAATTTTCCAGTAACTTGAAACACCAACCTGTGCAGGTCTTTTACCGTCAGAAAGAATATACACACCGTACATCTGGTCTTTCTTATTCTTGTACATAAGACCTGCCTGAATGCTTAAATCATCAAGAGCTGTGTTTACAGAAAGACCTCCACCGGCATAGAGTTGTCTTTTTGGAGGAAGAACTACCGTTTTTGTAATTGTTGGAATTACATATGAAAGTTTGTAAGTGTGCTGTCTTAACCTATTGTATTGTATAGTATCATAAAGTATCACATGCCCAATAGAGTCAAGTGTCAGCGTATCTCTGTAAATATTTCTGGCAACATAGTTTCTGGCAAGAGATTCAAACTGCAGCTTTAAAGAGTCGTAGCAGCTGTCTGGAAGAAATACTGTATCACCTGGTACAGGAATAGTGTCCCTTTTTATTAGAGTGACATACTTGATGATCACTGTGTCCCTATAAACATACTGTGTGTCAACAATTACTTCTGTATATGGTTCTGGGTCTGGGCAAGGACTTTGTTTTGGTCTACAGCTGCGCTGAAGAAAAATAATGAGTACTAAAAAAACAATGATGCCAAAGCTATATCTGTTCATTCTTCTGAAGTTGATTTTGGTTTTTTTGTCAAAGATGCTTTTCCTCTAAGAGAAAACTTGTCAAAAGAGTCAGCACCCATTCCTATAGCTGTAATAATAACCACGGCGTCAACAAGAACATCTGCAGGTTTGATAGCAGGATCTATAATACAGTTGATAGTCATTATTGTGCAAAGAAACACAGCACCCATAATGGCGATTACAGGCTTGACAGACACGTTTTCTCGCTCGTCTTTTGTCAAATCATGTAGCCAATTGATAAACTTATTCATTTTTTGTTTTTGTGCTCGTTATTTACATACAGTTCCTCATCTCTTTGAATAAAGGCAGGTTGGTGTTCTGACAAAGGTTCTTCTTGAAAAGGTTTTCTGGATGTACCGTCAGTGCGAGCGCTTGTCAGATACAGTTCTTTAAGTAATTTAACGTCATCTTCCAGCTGTTCTATCTTGACTCTGTCAGCGCTTTGCTGAGTCAGCAGCAGTTTTATATCTGCCCGCATTTCTGTGACATCGCGCCACAGCAGCATCCCTACAATTCCTATTAAAACAGGGCTTGCCCACTCCTTAAGGGCTGAAATAACTTGTTCTTTTGGGTGATTTTGTAAATTTTGCATAAGTTAAGAATATCAAAAAATGTACAGTCAATATCATCACCACCCTCACTAATAATATACACTATTTTGTAGATCTGTGACCAAAAAGTCTGCATTTTATTTTGATGGTCTACACATTTGTGCGATATTTGTAACCCTGATTACTCAGAGCTGTTTTTTGGTTCTAAAGTTCTTGGCAATTGCTACAGTTTTTAGTAACTTATTAGGGTAGGCAACTCTCTTGCCCTGCATATTAAATGACCTGGAAAGTGAAAGCTTTACCAGGTTTTTTTGCCATTAGCGCTTTTTCAAAACAAGCCTCTGAAATGTAACAGCTTACATATTCAACTAAATTTAACATATATGGGAATTTTTGACAAACGTGTGGCTTTCAAGCCATATGAGTACCCTGAAATAATAAAGTTCAGGGAAGCTATCAAGCACAGTCGTTGGGACGTAGAAGAGTTCAATTTTGACTCTGACGCCTTTGACTTTAAACACAAACTTAGACCTCGCGAAAAAGAGGCTATAAAGAGAACCTTATTGGCTATATCACAGATAGAAGTATCTGTAAAGACATTCTGGGCCAAGCTGGGAGAACACATCCCCAAGCCTGAATTTAACTCTGTAGGGATAACCTTTGCAGAAAACGAGGTCGTTCACTCAGAAGCATACAGCAAGTTGCTGGAGGTACTGGGTCTGAACGACGAATTTGACATGCTTCTGCAAAACCCTGTGATCGGAGGGCGCGTAGAGTACCTGACCAAATACCTGAGAAACTCAGGAGAGAACGCAAAGCAGGTTTACACCCTGAACCTGGCGCTATTCTCCATGTTTATTGAGAACGTATCACTTTTTTCACAATTTGCCATTGTCAAGTCTTTTATTGAAAAGAAGAATCTGCTCAAAGAAGTTGACACTGTCATTGAAGCTACCATGAAAGAAGAGATCATTCATGCGCAACTGGGCATGCACGTGATCAACCTGATCAAAAAAGAGTACCCTGAGTGGTTTGATGAAGACTTCTATCAAAAGATCTACCGTGCTTGTCACAAAGCTTTTGACGCAGAGGTTCGCATCATTGACTGGATCTTTGAGCAAGGTGAGATAGACTCTATCTCTAAGGCTGCTGTTATTGAGTTTATCAAGTCGCGTTTCAACTCATCGCTTGTTGCTATTGGTGGTGAGGAGCTTTTTGAGATTGACCAGGACTTGCTTAGTGAACTTTACTGGATGGTAGAAGCTATCTATGGCTATGTACGCAATGACTTTTTTAACACTCAAGGAACCAATTACACCAAGTTTCAAAAATCTATTACAAGTAAAGACCTTTTTTAATCATGACAACAACAACTTACATGGACTGGTATACACCCCTCAGTCAAGAATTTATGGGGCGAGGATATTTTCACAACAATGAAAGTATTGAAGACAGAGTAGAATCCATAGGTAATATGGTGGGTGATACGTTCAATGATGAAACACTCAGAGCAAAAGTCAAAGACTACATCAGACGCGGTTACTATGTGCTGCCTTCACCAGTGTGGTCCAACGCTGGCACCAACCGTGGCTCTGGCATCTCCTGCTTTAACACGCATATTTCTGATAGCATTGAGTCTATTGTCAGAGCCAATGCTGAAGTAGGTATGCTTTGCAAGATTGGCGGAGGCACCTCTGGCTACTTTGGTGAACTGCGTCCTGCAGGTACTGCTATTTCAACCGGCGGGGAGACCCACGGGGCTGTACACTTTATGCAAATGTTTGACATCACTAAGAATGTCATCTCACAAGGCAACGTCAGACGAGGAGAGTTTGCCGCTTATCTTGACATCACCCACGGTGACATTAAAGATTTCTTGAGGATCAACGGTGAAGGACACAAACTACAGCGTTTTCCTTTTGGCGTTTGTGTTTCTGATAAGTGGATTGAAGATATGAAAGCTGGTGACATGGACAAGCGTGAGCTCTGGGCCATGGTGCTTGACTCCCGCAACAGGACAGGTTTCCCATACATCTTCTTTACAGACAACGTAAACAACAATACTGTAGACGTTTACAAAGACAAAAAGATGAGGGTCAACTCTTCCAACATGTGCACGGAGATCCTGCTTCCCTCTACAGAACAAGAAACTTTTGTATGTGATCTGGTAGGTATGAACCTGGTAAAGTTTGATGAGTGGAAAGACACTGACGCGGTTGGCGTGGCTGTCTATATTGCTGATGCTGTACTGGAAGAGTTTATCAACCACTACAAAGACACCCCATTTATTGAGCGCGCCATTCGTTTTGCCAGACGCCACCGCGCTATTGGCATTGGCGCCTCTGGTTATCACTCTTACCTGCAGAGCAAGATGGTTCCTTTTGAGTCTATGGAAGCCAAGATGATCAACGTGCAGATTTTCAAGACAATTCAGACCCAGGCATGGGCTGCGTCTAAAGAAATGGCAGAACGCTTTGGTGAACCAGAAATACTTGCAGGCTATGGAAGACGACACACAACACTTACAGCTGTTGCACCTAACACCTCGTCGTCGTTTATTATGGGCCAGCAGTCACAGTCTGTTGAACCCTATACCTCTAACTACTATATCAAGAAGACCGCCAAGGTCAAGCATGCTGTCAAGAACCCCTATCTAAAACAGCTGCTTGAGCAAAAAGGCAAAGACAACTTTGAAGTCTGGGAGTCTATTCTTCAGCGCGCAGGATCTGTGCAGCACCTGGATTTCTTGAGCGATCATGAAAAGCTTGTTTTCAGAACCTTCATGGAGATCTCTCAAATGGAGATTATCATCCAGGCTGCCGCCCGTCAGAAGTACATTGACCAGGGACAGAGTCTGAATCTGATGATACATCCTCAGACAGCAACCAGGGATGTAAACACGCTGCTGTTGAAAGCCCATGAACTAGGAGTAAAGACCCTTTACTACCAACTTGGTCAAAACGCAGCCCAGGAGTTTGCCAGGGATATTTTGTCCTGCGAAAGCTGTGCAGGATAAGTTTTAATTCAAACCAACACTATGAAAGAGCTATATGATTTTCTGGTAAAGAACAAGGTCAGTCCCAACGGGCTGTTTGTTCTACATTGTACGCACTGCTCGTACATGTATCCTAACTATGTCAACTTTAACCATGAGCAGTACAGGCTGGAGATCACCGGTCATCTTCGCAAGGAGAATACTGGTGTCAATATCATTTACAAGGTTACAGAAAAAGGCCTGCACCTACTCAGAGAAGCAGAACATGTTTTGACAAAAATGAAGCGCGCCAAGAAAGCTGTTAACTTGGAAGACTGGGAAGAATATGTAACCAGGTACAATGAAATGTTTCCTAAAGGCAAGAAAGAAGGTTCCTCTGTGAGCTTTCGCACCAATCCGCGTGAGCTTATGGATCGCTTTATGTGGTTTTTCAAAGAGTATCCTGAGTACACCTGGGAACACGTATTCCAGGCCACAGAAAAATACGTAAGCACCTTTGATGAAGCTACAGGATTCACCTACATGCAGACCTCCAAGTACTTCATCAAAAAAGATGACAAGAGTAAAACGACAACATCAACCCTGGCCACAATGTGCTACAACATTGTTGAAGGTAATGACACTGAAGTTTCTTCAGGCTATCATTACTTTGGGCCTTAAACAAAAACACAAACAATTTATGAAAGCAATTTTTATCAACGCCCGCGACAAGCGCGTTGAACAAATAGACATTAACCCTGGTCTTGAAGAGCTGTACAAAACACTGGACGTCAGAGTCATTACAGTAGCATATTCTCAAGATCCTGCTGTTACAGATGATCTGATTGTAGACGACGAAGCACTGCTTAAAGATATTTCTGATATACCAGGAGGTTTCTGGGCAGATTTCTATCCTTCACAACCACTGCTGGGCAACGCTCTAATGCTGGGTGTTGACCCAGAAACCGGTGAAAGCACAGACTGCACAGTGACTCTAGAAGAAATTACCAAGCGCGTCAGATTTCTGACAGATGATGAGCTTAAGTATTTTTACAATCTTCTTAAAGACATCCCTGCTGTTGTAATTCCACTGCCATGAGAAACACAGTAGAACTTTTAGGATACTATGGGACAGACCTGGTTCACGCACAGTCAGCGTGGACCAGTACGTCCAGGGACTTGTCTGAAGAAAAACTGGAACGGGTTGACAAACTGCTTAAGATGCTGGCCAGTGAAGGTCATCACACACCTTTTGAGAAATCTAGTTTACATTTTCTAGTTACTGTAGACCAAGCAACGCACATACACCTGCTCAAACACCGTATTGGTGTAAGCATCAACGGTGAGAGCGCACGTTATAAGGAACTTAAAGAAGACAAGACTTATCTTCCTGATGACTGGAATAGTATTCCTTCAAGACTGAGTATGGTAAAACGTCAAGTTGGTTATCAACAAGAAGACCTACCAACATGGTTAAACATTCTGGAAGAATACGTCACTGCAGGTAACTGGTTGTATCACGAGGCACTTAAAGATCTAACACCTGTACTGGGACGTAAGCGTGCCAAGGAATCAGCCAGGTTCTTTAAGACTATGAACTCTCAGATCACCATGGACGTGATGTTTAACTGGCGTTCTTTTGTGCATTTTCTGAAGTTGCGGAACTCTGAGCATGCTCAGAAAGAAGTACGCGAACTGGCACAACAGATGCTACAACTTGTAAAGGAGATACCTGGAGCTCCTTTTGCAAAAACTATCCAGGCGTTTGAACTTTGAGACAGTTCAATTAAGTGCAAAAGAAAAAGGGCCTTGAGTAGAAACTCTTGGCCCTTTTCTTTTTTTAACAGGTGCGTTTTAACCCAAATCTAACAAGCTGAAGAACGCAGGATAGTTTGCGTCTGTTTCCAGACCCTCAAACTCTTCAATAGTAAACGCATGATGCTCAACTTCCTTTTCAACTTGCACTACGTCATTCCATTCTTTGACAAATTTGGTGTAGTTAGGGTTAACAACCTCTTTGTCTGGTTCACCTTTTTTACCTTTTTCAATAACAGTTGCTTCCACATTGATGAATCCTCCTGCATTGAGCTTTCCATATTGATTGACAAGTTCAATACGCATCTCTTCTGTTGTAGTATAAACCTCTGAAGCAATTTTTGCAACAGTAGTGATGTGGAATTTAAGCACAAAAGGAAGTTTTTCTTGAAGCAATCCTTTCACACCTGATGTAGGATTACCATTCAGTTCTACATGAATATCACGTAATTGTTGAACTGTAAGTTTGGTTTTTTTATTTTTGGCCATAATAATGAGTGTTTAAACTCTACAAAGATAACTACATTTTGTAGATCATGCAACTATTTTCCTTGACCTCTATAAGGTTTTTTGTAGTTTCTACTACCTTTTCCGCGGCTTTGTTTTGTCTTTGCATGAACACCAGGGCGTGAAACCTTTGGTCGTTTGCTAAAAGTAGACAGAGTTGATGTTTTAGCTTTCATTGAGTTATTGGATTAGTTACTCTCCCTCTAAAGGGATTCCTGTAATTTCAAAAGTTACACCTGAAAACATTTCTTCTAACAGAAACTTTGTTCTTTTGGTTACTTCAAGCAGAAACTTGTTAACAACTCCGTCAGCATTGTTTGATGCACTCAGTTCTTGATTTGCAATATAAAACGGTAGCACTGTAATAGGAACTGCATTATCTGTGTAATCTTCTTTGGAAGAGTACATCACGCAATCTACAGGTGTTTCATTACCATTGATGCTCAGGTGTAACACCAGGCGAAAATATGGGCTCTCATAAGTTCCATGATTATACTTAAGAGATGATGTTGCTTGTAAAGCCATGTTTGTGTTTTTAAAAATTAACTAAGGTTTATGGATCTCCTGGCAATTGACAGTTGCCACATCCTTCTGTATAGCAAGGCACTAACACTTTGACTGTTCCTAAGTATATTTCCATCCAATAATTAGGTTCAGCAAGATACTTACCATTATTTACAAGTGATCCTACACCAGTATCAGGTGCACCGTTGTTTCTTTCATCTGGAGCCAGCGCGTTTCTTGTAGCATCAATTCTGAGCCATTTGCTTGTGGCAGGATCTGTAGACAAATGTATATGCGCTGAAGGATCTGTATGAACACCAACACCTGTGTTGTCCATTCTTACTCTTCTTATTCCATTTGTTGCAAAAGCAATTGCATCAGCTGCTGGAAAGTATATGCCAGTGTTTGTGTCAGAACTGTTTAAGCCTGCTGATATTACTGGAAGTGACACTGAACCGGCACCTACCCTAATCTGACCATCATCCATGATTGTCAAACTAGCAGTGGCTGCTGAGTTTTCTACATGTAATGTCGTTGTTGATGAAGTAGATCCTGAACCCCTTACTTGCAATCTTGCTGCAGAAGGTACTGTAGCACCCATTCCAATGCCTACCATAGCAGCTTGACCTGCTACATAGATCATTCTTCCAGCTGTTGTTGACCCTGCTTGAAAGTAAATGTCAGAATTTGTGCTAGCAGAAATGTTGCTGCTAGCCACAAAACCTAACTTTACATTACCAACACTGTTGATTAATACTGTATTTTGTAAAGCACCGTTTGCAAAAACACTGTTTACATAATTAAACTGACCAACTGATGTATTAGCAGAATCATAAATGGTCAAACCATTTAGTGCATTAGAGGTATTTGACGTATTTCTAATGTTGATACCTTGAAAAGTATTATCAGCATAAGTAAATGTAGGAATACCACTACTGTTAACGTTGAAACGTTCTGTTCCACCTGTAGAAATAGATACAGAATTTGCAGCTGGAAAATATATACCAGTGTCAGTGTCAGAACTATTTAGACCAGCATTAATAATAGGATTTGCAGCGGTGCCAGCAGTTAAATTCAATCTTGCATTAGCATCTAAACGCATTGCTTCAACGCCTCCTTCAACAAAACCTATGGTGTCTGCAGCTGGAAAATAAATACCAGTATTTGAATCACCGCTGTTTGCCAAACCTGCAGATATTACAGGTAATGCCGCTGTGCCTGCAGAGAGTTGAATTTGCCCTGACGAAGCTATTCTGAAAACTTCTGTTTGACCACCAAAGAAAGCAAAGCGCCCACTGATATTACTTACCATTGAAAACCACATTGCAGGACCACCTGCATCACTCAAGTAACCAATTGCTGTATCTACAGAGGTAGTAGTTATTGAAGGATTTAATACTATTTTAGTACCAGTACTTCTGGTAGTAAATGTTGGCGCAGATGTACCATTTGCATTAAAGTCAATTCTGTTACCACTGGCACCGTTCAAATATATTTGAGCAGCACCTGTTGCTACATCATTTGCTCTTGTAGAAAGAATTTGATCATTTGGGTCAATGACATTGATGAGATCAAACTTTCCAGATAATGGATTAAATACAACTGTGGTCATGCTGTCTGAGTAATATTTGTCAATTTGCCACTAGTGTATGTTAAAGTCAGAACTCTTACAACAACACCTGCTTTTTTATAGGTTACAGTTGCAATATGATCTCCACTGTAGGTGAGATCAATGGCATCATACTCTGGAATCTTAAAACCCAGAACACTGTCTGTCCATGGATAGTTTTGATTACCTATCTGCATCTTCTTCTATTTTAATGAGCTCTGAGAGTTCTGTTTGCGCCTGATCAATCATAATGTGATGACGTTCTACTTCTGACACGTCACCTATCTGCATAAAACCTGCAAGGCACGTGTTTAGAAACAGCAACCTTTTTTGAAGAAATTCTATTTTTTCAATATTGCCCATGGTTAAAATATCATAATCCTTCTGAGGATGTTTGTGGTGTTTCCAATAAAATAAAGCCACTTGATTTCTTGTCCAGACCCATCGTTGTATGAAACTGTAAAAGTCTTGTCACCAACTACTGCTGTTGACTGAGGATAAAAGTCTGTACTGAAACCTGTCATTTCATTGTCTGTAACATCAATAAAAAGTATCCTGCCTATATTTTCTTTGTTAGCGTATATTCTTCTACCATCAGCATCAAACGAGCTTCCTGTGGTGAACGTTTCTTGTTGACGCGCATAAGCCACGTCTGACCAAGTGTTCAGTGCAATGTCATAACGTTGTAAAGTAGATGTACCAGCACCTCTGAAAGAATAAATAAATCTTCCATCAAGATAGTCATTTTCATTTGTCCAGGTTGATATGGCAGTGTTTGCTATCCAGTTAGCGCTCATTCCTGCACCTGGTGCAGAAGATCTTGCTGCTGTAGGTGATAGAACTGTGATTGTGTTTGCAGAAATGCTGTACCTGTACATGGTAACAGCTCCGTTTCCTAAAATGTACAGGAAGTCATCATTGCCTTCTATTTCATAAACCGAAGTTGAGTCAGGTGTCACAGTCCATGCTGCAGACACCGTAAGGGTTGTAGAAGTATTGGATGATATTGTTCTTGTTTGTCCTGCACCTGTGCCTGAAATTATTGTAACCTGGTAGTTTGACCACTGATTAACTGTCCAGTTTTTTGATGAATTTACCAAAGTGGTTGAAGTAGCAGAAGTGGTTGTCCCAGAAACAAAAGCACCTACGTTTGAAGGCGTTGAGACAATTCTTCCATCAGTACCCCAGGAAGCTGGCAAGTTTGTGGTTGTCAGTGAGGTAACAGTTCCTGTAGCAACATCGTATGACTTAAATACACCAGCTGCCACTGAAGTATACGCGTTTAAAACATAGTAAACCCCAGAATCAATTTTGAACGTATGTCCGTTTGCTACTGCGTTTGGCAATGCAGTCTTTAAAAATATAGTATGGGTTCCACCAGGATTTATCCTGACAGTATCAATCACCACTCTTGCGTTTTGATTGGTTCCTGTTTGAAACCATATAGTTCGCCCGTCTAACTTTCCTGTAATTGTAGCTGTAAGAGTGATGGTTGTGGTAGTTCCTCCTGTTGCGGTAAGCGTGTTTGACCACAACGCCCAAGACCCACATGCACCAGCTGCAAATGTTCCTGCAAGTGCCATTGATGGTATTTGTTGCCAGGCATCCTGGTTTACATCATAGAGCCACTGAGAAGTGGTACTAGCAACTAAAAGAGCAGTCCGTCTTACTCCTGCTGGGTCTTTTACCATAAAAACACCAGCACCTGTAGACACTGGGCAGGGAGTCATCATTTGCCACTCCTTGCGGTGCAAAAGCGGCTTGTTATTTTGTATAGCCATTGTTAGTTTACGTTGTTGATGTTTGAGTTAATCGCTGAAAGGTTGTCAAGGTCCTTCATTAAGGAACCTGCAGAGTAGCCACCAAGAGAGCTAATGTTAGAAAGTGTGCTCATGTTTGGTGTTACTGTCGGTGTTACCCTTATATCTGCAAAAGTACCTTTTGAATAAGAAAGGACTTCCAAATGTTTAACCATGTCATAAAGAGCATTCAAAAGCTGGTCACTTGCTGGAATATACTCAGTATCATAATAAATCTGAAGAGTGTCTGTGTCTGACATACTTGTTGTATTGTATGTCAGTGTAAGCACATTTCCTGAAACAGAACCTCCCAGAAGAGAGTTGGCAAAGTTATATATAATAGTGTTTGTTGTCACATTGGTGATCAACAGTACTCTGTTTAGATCAACACCAGTGTAATCATCAAAACTTATCGTCTTTGCTGACGCATCAAAAGTGTAGTTTGTTATCAGTGTTTTCATTAGTTCTGTTTAAGACAATGCAACAGCATATGCAATCATCAGTGCAGTAGCATCTTCAGTTGTGAGATAATTACCTGACGCGCTGATTGTTACATCGCCGGTGCCTGAATCAGCTCCTGTTGAGCTGATTGATATACCTGTACCTTGAACAATTTTTGCAACAACAGCCTGACCAACAGTGGTGGTGTTCAAATCAGATCTGCTTACAGATCCTTGCTTAATGAGATCACTGTCAATTGTGTCAGAAACAATCTGAACACCATTCACTTTGGTTCTTGGCATATATTGTTGATTTTACTCAGCTTTTTTAAACGGTTTTAAATATTATGAACCTGCTCCAAAATCTCTAAGATATGTGACTTGAATAGTATCTCCAGCAGTAAGCGAATAGTTAAAAGTAATCTGATTTTGATTTATACCTGTTCCTATTTGATAATCATCACTTACTCCTTTTTTCATTAATACTCCATTGACATATACATGTTCTGTACCATCAGAAATAGGAAAACTAACAGTATAAACAGTACTTGCAGTTACAACAGTTGGTGTTTCTTTGAACCTCCAACCAAGATTTACAATTGCACCAGCAGCTGTAGCTGAACCAGTACCACCATTAGCAATTGCAAGTGTGCCTCCAAGAGTAATTGCACCACTAGTTGCTGTAGCAGGTGTAAGACCCGTAGTGCCACCTGAAAAAGAAGTAACAGCTGTAGCAGCTGTAAGATAGGTATTTGTATCAAGACTCCATGTATCAGTAGCAGTTTTTCTCAAAAGACCTGAAGTTCCTGCGAGTGCGGCAATTGCTGCTAAGTCAGCATCATAAGCTTGTACGTTTGTACCAATAGCAAGACCCAAATTGGTGCGAGCATCGCCAGCGTTGTTTGCACCTGTACCACCGTTAGCAATAGCTACAGTACCGGTCACGTTAGCGGCAGTACCAGTGATGTTGGAGTCAGTAAAAGCAATGGTCTTTACAACTGTACCGTTGTAAAAAGACAAGGCGTTGCTCTTGTTCCAGATATCACCTGCAACTGGAGTCGTAGGATCTGAGCCAGACTGCAATCTCAATGATGCAGAAGAAGCTGTGGATGTAAGCAGGGTAATCTTTCCTGTCATGGTACCACCTGCCAGCGGTAAAGCAGCAGCGGCAAGTTCGTAGGTTACTCTTACAGCATTTGCAGTAGCAGCACGATTTGTTTGAACTGAGTTGATTGAATCGTCAAGTTGTACAATACCAGTTTGTGCTGTTGTTGCATTTCTTACTGATCCTGTATTAAGTCCTGTGACACGTCCAAAACTATCAGTTGTAACGGTTGCTACAAAACTAACTCCAGCTGTTGCAGAACCTGTTGAAAGACTAACAGCTGCAAGATTTATACCACTTGCTCCAACTGTAATGTTGTCAGTGTTAGCTGAAACAACTGTTAGTGTGTTTCCACTTTTACTTAAACCATTTCCTGCAGTTATTTGACCAGCGCCTGAAAATTGCTCAAAAGAAAGAGCTGTAGTTCCAAGCGTAATGGCGCCGTCTGTAATGAGCACCCAACCTGAATTAGCGTTGGTAGTTCCTTCTTCAACAAAAGTAAACATGCCTGATGTAACATCAGCGTTAGCATCAGCGTCTGTTGATCTTGACCATGCGCCTACGGCTACCACATAAATACCGTTGGCAGAAGCAGTACTTTGGTTTTTAACCAACACGCGATCACCAGCACTCAACGCTACACCGTCAATGGTCTGTGTTCCAGACAATGTAATGTTTGCTGTAGTAGCGGCTCTTACAGAAGCCTTGACATCAAGACCCTGGGAGACACTATCTATTCTTGTGTCAACGTAGTTTTTGGTAGC